GCAAAGATGTGAACTTCCGCCGGAGGAAATGTTGTAGCATCCACAACACCGTCATAAGCCTGACGTTCAAGCTTGTGAAAAGTTTCTTTGTCTTTGAAATTGAGAATAGTTTTCATTTTACCTCCTGTGGCATATATTACGCATAAGCATATAATACTATATTAATTCTATATTTTCTTTTTCTATAAAGGAAGTAAGAAATATATGAATATATGTCATTATAAGCCATTATAAGTCATGGTTTAATTATGCTGATAGCCTCGGTAGACAACCCGATATAGTACCAGCCGTCTGATTTTTTGCGTTTGTCGAATTCAATCTGCACAAGTTCAAATTCTTCCGGCGGAATAATTGCCTCATGGCTCTCAGCAATGTAATACTGGGGAACCTGACCCTCGTTTTTCGCCACTTTTTTCGTCAGGAAGTCCACTGTAAAGGTTTTTTGCAGCAGAGCCGAACCTTTGTATTTTTCGTTTTTCAGAATACTTTCAATGGTAGAGGCATACCATGTTTCTTTTCCGCTTGGCGAAGGAATACCTTTCTGCATCAGTTTTTTTCCGATACTGTATGTAGTCATTCCCTCAAGAAATGAGCGATAGATAAATCGCACAATTTCTGCTTCCTCCGGCACAATTTCCGGAAGTCCGTCCGCACCCTTTTTGTAGCCGAGAAAACTGGAATAGGGTAGTGACACCTTGCCGTCTGCCATACGCTTTCTGTGACCCCATGTGACGTTTTCAGAAATGGAACGGCTTTCTTCCTGAGCCAGTGAACTCATTATCGTGATGAGCAATTCGCCTTTTCCGTCAAACGTCCAGATGCCCTCTTTCTCAAAGAAACATTCCACATTTTTCTCTTTCAGTTTTCGGATTGTCGAGAGAGAGTCCACGGTATTTCTTGCAAATCTACTGACTGACTTTGTGATAATAAGATCAATTTTTCCGTCCAAAGCGTCTGTAATCATCTGATTAAAACCGTCACGCTTTTTCGTGTTAGTGGCTGAGATGCCCTCATCGGTATAAACCTTGACGAACTCCCAATCATCATGCTTCTGGATAAATTTTGTGTAGTAATCCACCTGTGCTTCGTAGGAAGTCTGCTGTTCCTCTTGGTCGGTGGAAACTCTCGCATAGCCTGCAACCTTGCGTTTTATCACGGTATCATGGGGCATATGCGTCATGGGATTTATTGTCTGCGGAATCATCGTGACTGTGCGTGCCATTTTCTGCTCCTTTCGCCTGCAGCTTTTTTCATTTCATCCGTCCAGCTTTCCGAGCGTGAACGATCTTTCCAGTTAGTTTTTACCTCATGCCCGTCCGTGAAAATGAAAATCAGTTCATTCGGTGCGGGAACGAGAATTTTTTCGATTTGTTCTGCAAAGATTTCAACATCAAATTCCGGAACTTTCAACACGTCACAGCAAACGGAAATCAGCGTGTTTTCCGGAATTTGTTTTGCGGTAGGACAGAACCTTTTCCCTTTTGTGTTGTAAGTTGAACAAGCCCAGACAACGCCTGTTACCGTTGTTTTTCGGCGATAATTCTTGCCACAACAAGCACATTGAATGATGCCGCTGAATGGATATTTGTTGGTCGTAGATTTGCTTGGTGTGAATTTTTCCCGACGACTTTTCAACATCTTTTCCACACTTTCAAACATCTCACTGTTGATAATTGCAGGGTGGGACTCCTCCACATAAAACTGTGGCAACGCACCGTTATTTATGATTTTCTTTTTCGTGATATGGTTCTCCCGATATGATTTTTGCAGCAGCATATTGCCAGCGTATTTTTCATTGGAAAGAATTCTGTGGACATCGTTTGCGTTCCACTCAAAGCCTTTCAGCGTTTTGATTCCTATTTCATTCAGCTTGTTGGCGATGAGGAGAAAGCCGTTTCCACTCAGATATTCCTCAAAAATCATGCGGACAATTTCCGCTTCCTCCGGTACAATTTCAAGGCTGCCGTCAGCAGTTCTTTTGTAGCCGAGCATACGGATTGTGCTGATTTTTCCCTCCTCAAAATCCTTACGGATACGCCATTTTTGATTTTCGCTTGCGGAATAGCTTTCTTCCTGTGCGTAGCTTGCCAAAATGGAAAGCATCAATTCGCCGTCTGCACTCATGCTGTGAATGTTCTGCTCCTCAAAAAATACGTCAATGCCTATGTCACGCAATTCACGGACAGTTTCAAGCAAAGTGACGGTATTTCGGGCAAAACGGCTGATTGATTTTGTGATAATCAAATCAATATTTCCATTTCTACATTCGCTAAGCATTCTCTGAAATTCGTTACGATTATCTTTTGTTCCGGTCAGCGCCTCATCAGCGAAAACGCCACAAAACCGCCATTCAGGATTGCTCTGAATCAACTCGCTGTAATAGCTGACCTGAGCGGAAAGGGAATGGAGCATAGCATCCTTGCCACTGGAAACTCGTGCATATGCGGCTACATTGATTTTTCTCTTAAATTTCGGAACGGGAAATTTCACTTGTTCCACGATTCTTGCCATAAAATCGCCTGCCTCCTATAATCTGATTTCGGCATACCATTCGCATTTGAGCAGAATCCTACCTCATGCTAAGGCATCCTTGTAGTGTCATATATTAAATCAGAAACGAGGGAAAGTCAAGCAATTTCACGATATATACTACACAAAGATAACCCGCATTTTTCGGCGATATTTGACTCTGTTTTTCGGAATTCTTTTTCCGTAATCGTGCCGTCATCAAGCAGCTTTCTGAGGATGATAACGGTTACTTTGTATGCTGCAATCTGCTGTAATTTTTCACTTGTCATTGCGCTTTTCCTTTCTGCATGATATGCCATAGCATTTCTTGGAACAATATTTTCTTGCTTTACTTGGATAGGCATAAAACGTTTTATTGCAAGTCGCACAACTGCATTCAATCATGGAAATCGTGCGGTGAGGGTGCATTCTCCACCAAGCCATTCTGCATTTGTCGCTGCAATATTTTTTTCCAAATAGCAGATTGCCGCATATCGGACAGAAATCAGAATTTCTTTTAAAGAACGATTTTATCGTATTTTCGGATATTTCAAGCACAGATGCTATTTTCCTGTAACTCATTCCGTCCGATTTCATTTTAATAATTTGTACTTTTTCGTTGTCGGTCATGACGTTGCCTCCTGCTTGAAAATCAGATATCAGTTTTGTTCACCCAGCCCGTCACATACTGTCCAATCGGTGTCGCACCGCAGTATTCTGCCCTTGTTGTGATGCGCATTCTGCCATTTACAACCTGTCCGTCATAGATGTAAAACGTGCCGGATTTTTTCGTACCGGAAGTGACTATTGCCGATGCGTAAAGAGTCGCATTGTTCAGCGTAATCTTTGTGCCTTTGGAATAGGACTTTGTATATACCACGCTACCTGAATTATCAAAAACGCTGTAGCCTGCGGTACAGGCTTTTTTCGCATTTTCCAGCGAGGAGTATGCACCAATCTGAGATTTTGCATCGTTCCATGTTTTGCGTACACGGTAGAGTTGTGCGGTGGATGAGGTTGTGTTGCTTGTGGTCGTGGATGCCGTTGCATAAGTAAGATACCCCTGCACTTTTGCTTTGAATTCAGACCAGTGCGGTAGAATATACAACGGACACATTTTGTAGCTGTTTTTCATGGTATTCAACTGATCGACTGTCCCTGTTTTCCCGTCACGAACGTTCAGCCAGTGCGTGTGCGTGTAGAGGTTTTCGATGCCGAGATTGTACTTTTTCAGAAGTGCAGCAGCCAATTTTGCGGCATTATCTTCCGACTTTTTATCGGTATCGTTGTAGGCAGAGGACATGATGCACTCAATGGCAATTGTCCTGCGGTTGCCGTTTCCACTGCCGTCCGCAGCGTGCCAACCTGAGAGCGTCAAGGGTAGATTCTGCCATGCACAGACGTTATCCACGTAATAGTGAACACGTACATCTTTCATGTTGCCGTTGACGGTAGCCCTCGTGTACTGCTCCGCCGGAGTCGTGCCGGAAGCTACGGAAATCCAGTCAGTGTTGTGAATTGTCACACCAATAATTTTGCCCTCCATAGAAACGGATGGCATATCAATCTTATTTGGATTGTGTTTTGTGAGTAAGTACTCATTGACGGTTACGTTGCCGAGATTTGTGGTCGTATCAGGTTTTAAAATAGCCATAAATTAGTCCTCCTTTGAATCATCAGAACCGCTTTTCTTCTGGAGCAGTTCAATTGCGTTATTCAGAACCGCAGGGTAATGTACGCCCATAAGCCCCGTATTCTCGATAATGGAAATCAGTTCGTTGCAGCAAAATCCGATGCAAACGGCATCACGCACATAGGTTGTGCCGAGCAGAATATCTACACGAACTGCAACGATTATCAGCATCAGCACGCACACCTTTTTCGCTAATCCTTGCCAACAGGAACTTGAATTCAACTTACCGCTGACGGACTTGCCGGAGCGTCCCATTGCTGCGGTGATAAGACCAGTTGCAAAATCCACTGCCATGAAAATCAGCAGCGTGACAAATGCGGAGTCCCAACCACCAAAAAGAGCGGCTATAAAGCCGCCGATTGCACCGGTAACAGTGCAGATAAATTCTTTCATAAACATCATCCTTCCATGACTTGAACGCTTCGGATAATCGGATGCGAATTGTCGGAAATGCCCTTGAATGCGAGGAAATACTCGCCATTTGAAATCGTTTCCAATGACTGCAAAACAGTGATAAAAGTGTCGGAATAGAGCCATTTACAAGGTACAGAAATCGCATTTTCGGATTGAACTGCCTCGTAGATGTACCGTGCCAAATCCGCCCCAGTTTTATCAGATTTCGGCACAAAATACAGCTCTGAATCCGTAGTTGCACCGGATTTGTAGGTCAGCATAATCTGTGCAAATGATGTGATTTTCACCGCATCCAAAAACAGCACGAACACCGTTCCAGCCCAATTAAAATCGGTCTGATTGAACGAAATCGCATAGTTATTTTCGGCACAACAGAAGTTCGGATAACTCTGCACAAAGCCGGAAAGTGAACGATAGCCGTCGCTGTAATATGTGTAAATTTTCTCGCCGTAATTTGCAAGAACAGAATCTCCATAGTTGAAAATTGTTGTAAAATTGCTCTGCCGTTCGACGGTAGAAAGCAGCCCTTGAATCTGATTTTCAAGGGACAGAATTTTCTCGTTCGTGTTCTGAAATTCGTACTGCGTGGAATCACGGAGTTGCTGCACATCGCTGTCCAATGTGTCAAACTGTTCTGTTGTGACGTATCCGGAAAGGTCAGGCGTTTCACCGTTTTTTCCGTCCGCACCTTTCAAGTCGCTGAGCGAAAACAAATATGTCCACATGGTCAAATCGTGTCCGGCAGAATCAACCTGTCGCCACTGGACTTCCGTGCCGGTGGAGTGCAATTCTACGTGCCTGCCGTCGACTCCGTCTTTGCCATTCTGTCCGTCGACTCCATTCTTTCCGTCTTTTCCATTTAAAATAGAAATCATTTCGGTGTGATTTGCATCGGTAATCGTGAGCGAATATCCGTCAGAATTTTCGGCTGTAGTAATGGTTGGACTAAAACCGTCCTGACCGTCTTTTCCACTCTGCACCTCTGAGATTTTACTCTCAATCTGTGCCAAAAGCTGTGCATATAAATCGGGCGTAGGCGGAATTTCATCTGCTCCGTCACCGACAAAGCCAGAGGGTCGAATATGCAATGAAATCGGCACAGTTGTTGCACGCAGTGCCTCTGTATTCGACGTAGAATAGCCGAAAACGGACATTTTTACAATGCCTTGATGCAGTTCGGACGGCAGTTTGCAAGACAGCCCGTCCGTCCCCAGAACAAGGTTGTAGGTCTCGTCCGACTGGGTGAATTGCACCACCTTGTGCAGTGCTTTCCATGCCCCCTCAAAGACGAATTTCAGGGTGACAAAGGCAATCTGATCGGAAGCAATTATTTCACGCTCCAGCACCTCGATTTTCTGCCCCTTTACAAGAAATTTCAGCATCAATTTTTCACCTCGTTCCACTCCTTTTCCTCGCTGTCATACTCCAGGTATCCGTCTGTGCAGATAATTTTCGTCAGTCCTGACTTACCGATATCCATGCCGGATTTCCCGTCCCAGTTACTGCCTTTTGTGATACTGCTCCACTGCTATAGCGTTCCGGTATATGTGATTTCTGTCAGGCTATTGCAATAAGTCAGCGCACAAGTGCCGATTTTCTCCACATTTGTGGTGATTGTCAGGCTCGTCAAAGTAGAACAATTTGTAAACATATACTCTCCAATGAGACTGCTCTCAATACGCACGGTTTTCAGATGTATGCAGTAACGGCAGAGGTATTTCCCGATTTCCGTCACGCTTGCAGGAATGGTCAGCGATTGAATTGCAGACCCCCAGAATGCACCATTTCCTAGTGTTTTCACATTCTTCGGAATAGTAATACTTGTCAGACCTTTGACGACGCCTGTCGAGGAATTACTGTACATGAACGCTCCGGCACCAATGTTTGTTATGCTATCGGAAAGTGATGCCGTTGTCAGATTGATAGCATCCTCGAATGCGTCCTCGCCAATACTTGTAATTCCTGACGAAACTACGAGAGATTTCAGCGTGTTATCGCCATAAAACGGCGAACGATTCGTTGACTCATAATCGTACATTGCCCCACTGCCGGTTAATTTCACAGTCCCGTCCGAATAAATCGCATAGAAAACGTTGTCGCCGCATTGTCCAGCCGAAACAAGAACGACACCCGTCGAACCGGTAACTTCTTCGACTTCTGTCAATCGGTTTTGCAGAGTTTCGATTTTCTCGTTCAACTCCGTGACAGTATTGTTGTAACTCGTCAGTTTTGACAGAATTTCCGAAACCTTGCATTTACCGAGGATACACTTGACGTATCCACAACGGTTGCTGTCACGCAGGTCTGTAATCTGCGTATCCACGATAGGATTTGTCTTTCCGCCGAGCAGTTTCACCGTTGCCAACGTCAGAAAAGTTTTCGTGGAAGTGTCCTCAAAAATCGGTGCGGTGGGATTTGTCGCAGCCGTTCCGGACTTCACCTCCAGCTTGCAGGCACGAACAGAATCGCTGACATCACAACTGATTCCGATTGTCACAAATCGACTTAAAGATTCATCTACATATGTTGAAAGGTCCAGCGTGTAAGCGGTGTCGTTAATGAAGTAATGACCATTCAGCCACGCCTTGCCCGTGCCGATAATCACGCTGATTCCAAGCCCCGGCTTGATAGAAAAATTGCTGCCATAGGTGTCAAAAATTCCGTTGCAAATCATGCCGGACAGGTAGCTGTTAAAGTCCTCTGCCGTGTAAACTCTGTCCAGATTTTTCGCATTAAAAAATCCATATGAAAATGCCATAATGCCCTCCTAAATTTTGAATGTTGGTGTGAGATTTCGTCCGTTCTGGTCGAAACTTTCAATCATACCTACAAGCTGAATTTTCGCCTGTTTTAAGCCAAATCGTTCATGCTCGACTGTGACAAAATCTCCCACAAAATAGTCCTTGTTGTACTGATATTGCTTGCTGTCAACAGCTATGGTGGATTCGCTTGTTTCCGTCACCGGAACAAGATTTTCAGCCCCTTTTTCCGCCAGCAATTCGATGTAATCTGCATCAGAAATCGGCACAGTTTCACCTGCGTCATTCTGTGTTTCCTGCGAAATATCTTTAGCGTCAACGTAGACTTCATAGCGGTTTAATTGCTCCGGTTCATCACCGGAAAAATACAACGTCCGCTTACGTTCAGCACCCTCACCAGAGCCGAAAACATAGGCGATATTTGACTGTTCTGATGTATCAATTGAATAGTTGAAACTGAGAAGATTATTGTAGGAATCCGAGAAAACAAGGTGAGCATTTTCGTCCTGCAAAATGCTCCTGTCAACGCCCTCCGACAACTCAAATTTCATTGTATACAGACCGCTGCTCGCTGAAGTTTCTACCAACCGGATATTCGCCGTACCGCCTGTGATTTCGCAGATTTTGTAAATCCGCTCCATGAGATTATCATAGCTGACCTGCAATCGTGCGGTTTGTTCCCAGCAAGTTCCGGAGACATCTCCAAGGGTCAATCCCGGAATTTTTCGTCTGCCGGATTGCATACAGTTTTGCCTTATCGCTGTCTGCAAAATCGTGCCGAATGCGGTCTGATTTTGAAAATACAGCGTAGGATAAATAATTCTGCGGCTGAGCAGTGACATGAGAAATCTGCCTGTGACGGTCAAATAATCGCCGTCCTCCGCATTTGTTTCTAAAGAAACCGCTTCGATAATGCCGAAATGCTGCTTGTCATCGTCACGACCGACAATTTTACCTGTCTGAAAAATGGCGAGATTGCGTGCATTGGCAGCAATGTAAATCTCAAACTGACCGCATTCATAGTATCGCACATCCCACAAAAGACTTGAAAAGCTGTCGCAGACCGCCTCCAAAGTAATCGTCAATTGCTCGTTTTCGGTTTTCATTTCATAAACTTCAATCTGCATTTTAGACCCCCAGATAGGCATTCGTGTGCATTAGCGTTACCTTTAGATTCTGTGCGCCACGCAGTGCCTCCACATGAAATATATTCGCACCCTCTCGCAGGGTTAGCCACGTCGAGCCTGCAACAAGGCGGTTGATGATGTTGGTATCCACGCCGTTTCTCGTCAGAGTGACCGTTTTGTTGCCGGTTTTTGTGGTAATCGTGATGATGTCGCCTTTGAGAATTTCACCCTTAATTTGGAGATACTCGCCGGTGTCTGCGTTGTAAATTGTAGGCGTTGAGGCGGCAATTTCCGATACCGTTTCATTGGCGGAGGCTTCAATCTGTATCGTAAAGCCGATTTCGTCGCCGTCATTCTGAATGGAAATATTATCCGTTTTGCTATAAATTCCAAGCGGAAAAGGCTGGTCGCTTTCCGGAAAGGGAAAGTGAAAAGCACCGGTAATCTGACTGTAATAGGCATAAATCGGGGTGGTGCTGTACCAATAAATATCGGGACAGATAATCGAAATCTGCCCCGAAGTCAACTGTTCAAAATTATTCATTTCACAGGTTTCCACATATCCCTCTGCATACACGGAGATGTTGGCGGTGGAGTAGTAGATTTTTATGTAGCGTGACGGTTTGACCACCTTGTACAACTCGTGTCGCCTTTTCTCCACATCAAAACCACGCATCTCAAAAGGAATGACCACATTGCGTTTCTCAATAAAGGCGTTGTTGAGATAACTGCCGTCCATGCCTGCATAGGAGGAGGTGCTGATTGTTCCGGCAGGCGGATTCAGCCCCTCTATTTTGGAGAACATAAAGCGGTTTGCGGTCTGCGAGAGGTCAATCTGCTGACTTGTTTCGTTTTCGAGGATCAATTGGTATCGCATAGGGCACCTCCTTTTTACGTATTCAGTGCATTTCGTGTCTGCCGATAAATCTCAAGCCGTGACAGTGATTTCGGCGAATGATTCGTCTGATTTACTGTGCGGCTGTTGTTGTAATTATTGACGATAGTTCCTGTTGGATTGCTGTCCTTCATTGCACCGGAAATGGTGTAATCCAAATTGGAATTCAAAGACATCTGCATCGCATCAGCCACACCGCTGATTGCCTTCGTCACAACCTTTTTGCTTTTGTTGATACCGTCTGCAAGACCATTCATGAAGTCCGGCATCCAACTTTCAAAGTCGGTCAGAGGTCCTTCATCCGGCACGGAGAAATGCAGGAAACTGCGAATTGTGTCAGCGACACCAGTTACAGCGTCCGCAACCCAATCAATGCAACTCTTGATGCCGTCAACAATGCCATTGATGATGTCAGCACCCCAGTTCCACGCTTCGCTTGCAAGATTTTTCACAAAGCCGACAGCCTTATCAAAGCCACCCTTAATCGTATCGTAGATAGCACTGATTGTGGTGGAAATCGCCGATTTTACGTTGTTCCAGATGATTGAGACGGTGGTTTGAATGGCACTCATCACATTGCTTACAGTCGTTTTGATTGCATTCCAGACGGTAGAAATAACGCCTGAAATCGTATTCATGACGCTGGACACCGCACCGCTGATTGTATTCCAGACAGAAGAAATTATCGACCAGATTGCATTCATATTGTCCGTGATAAAGCCGGAGATTGCGTTCCATACGGTCGTTATGATACTTGAAATCGTGTCCATAACTGTGGAAATCGTCGTAGAAATGGCATTCCAGATTGTTTCAAAAAGCGTTTTGATGCCCTCTAAAATCGGGGTTATAAATTCAACGATAGCGTTCCAGATTGCAGAAATTTTCTCCGAAATCCAGTTCATGACGTTGCTGATGATAATGTGGATTGCCTCGAAAATCGTCTCGAAGAGATATTGGAAAGCTTCCAAAAGCGGTGAAATGAATTCATAAATCGCATTCCAGACAGTCGAGATAACGTTATAAATCGTATCAAGAACCGTAGAAATCGCTGTTGAAATTGCATCCCACACAGTTGTGATAACCAACTGTACTGCAGCAATTTTTTCAGATACATAAGTGTAAATTGCATCCCAGATGCCAACGAAAAAGTCTCTGATACCTGTCCAGATTGAAGTGAAAAATTCACCAATTGCCGTAAATGTGTCGGAAACAAACGTTGTGATGCTGTTCCAGATACCGACAAAAAAGTCCTTGATTGCCGTCCAGACCTCGTCCCACGAAGTGCCAAACCAACCAAGGAAAACATCCGCAATGCCTTTCAGCGTATTAAGAATGGTGCTGAATGTGTTCTTTATGAAGTCCCATATTCCGGTGAAAATGCCTTTTATGCCATTCCAGCACTGTTCCCAGTCTCCTGTAAACAGCCCGATGAAAACATCCAGAACGCCCAGAATTACGTCAGTTACAGTATCAAAAATGTTTGCAATCTGATTGAAAACGCCCTCAAAAACAGGAGCGAGCACATTGCACAGTGCATCCCATACCGTTTTTATGATATCGACAAAACTTTCAAAGTTGAATCCCAGAGCGTTCAGCCTGTCGACAATGCCAGAGGTCAGGCGATCGAAGGTCGCCTTGATATTCTCCCATATTCTGAGAATACTATTTTTGAAATCATCATTTGTATTCCATAAATGCACAAACGCCGCCACAAGAGCCGCAATTGCCGCAACGACAGCGAAAATCACACCCATAGAAACGCCCAATGCTTCGGTTAAAGCAGTGATGCCACCTTGAACCGCAGTTATCATAGAGGGGATTTTTCCGACAAGGGAAAGAATACTGCCTACGCTTGAAATGACTTTGCCAATCACAATCAGCATAGGACCGGCAGCCGCCGCAATCAATGCGATTTTCACAATTGTCTCTTTCATTGATGGGTCGAGAGCGTTCAGCTTGTCAACCATTTTCTGAATCACGTCAACAACTTGTTTTATCACGGGCATGAGAAGTTCGCCGAAAGAAATTGCAAGCCCCTCTAACGCAGATTTTAGAATTGTTATCTGTCCGGAAAGATTGTCAAGTTGTGTGTCCGCCATTTGCTGAGCCGCACCGCTGCTATCAATAATTGACTGCTGTAAGCTGTCCCAAGTGTCGCCGGTATTTGCAAGCAAAGCGTTGACAGATGATAGGTCGGTTTTATTGAAAATCGTGCTGATAATGTTATTTTTATCAGCCGAGGTCATACCCTCCATACACTTATTGAGGTCACCGAGAATGTCGTTCAGCGAACGCATATTTCCCTCGGAATCGTACACATCAACCCCCAATTGCTCCATGCAGGCGGCAGCGGTGTCGGTCGGGCTTTGCAAGGAAAGAATGACGTTACGCAAATGCGTACCGCCCTCCGCACCCTTGATGCCGTTGTTTGCAAGAATACCGAGAGCTGTATTCAGTTCAGCTGTCCCGCCCTTGATAGACTTTGCAGTCGCACCGATTGTGAGTATTCCTTCACCAAGCTGTGACACGGTGGTATTTGTCGATGATGCCGTTTTCGCCATCTGATCAACCATTTTCTCCGACTCATCAACGCCCATGCCCAGTGCGGACATTGCGTCCGTCACCATATCGGAGGCGGTTGCGAGGTCGATGTTTCCGGCAGCCGCAAGGTTCAGAACTGTCGGCAGGGTGTCACACATCTGTTCCGTGTTGTAGCCTGCAAGTGCCAGATAATTTAACGCATCAGCACAGTCACTTGCGGAGAATGCCGTTTCTGAGCCCATTTTCTTTGCAAGTGCAGACAGCGTGTCCATAGTGTTCACGGACTGACCATTTACGGTTGACATTGCATCCTTGGTGATCCCCATGGTTGCCTGTACTTGCGACATGGAGCTTTCAAAGTTGG